GACATATTTACTCCGATTTTGAATATTATAAATCAATAATAAATATCACATATCAAAGATTTTATCTGTTTTGCATAGCTTTCTTTTGAGATTCGTGTTCTTGTTTTTTAACTTTGACTAATTTATCGAGATAATATCTTCTCATCATAACAGGCATAGTGTAGACATCGGAAAAAGTGAAACTATTTCCGTAATTGATTAATGAAAAGATTTCGTCGTGAACTACTTCTTTATACTTCGGATTCGGGCCAAAAAAATCGTATCCCAATCGGTACATTAACCGTGTGGGACTCTCCTATTTGGCTTGTATAATCAGTTTTGAAGATGATATCAGGACTTATATCTGTGTAAAACTTTCTAAACTCCTGTGAATCTCTTGCAAGAAACTGATTTTGAATAAAATCGTTCACTACTTTTCTATCGGTTTCCCCATCAACTGAAAGAATTTGGTGTTTTAACCTTGTGGTTAATTCATTTGAAATACCTGTAACTTGAGTTAATTTAGCTGTAGCTTTTAACTCTTCTTCAATTTTTCTTTCATCTTGATGAGTAAGTAATTTGAATGTGATTACTCTTTTAGAAGTAGGTAATGTAAATTCAAATTCATTTTTACCATCTTTGAAAAGTTTTTCATTGAACTTTTTTGTTTTTAGTGAAGTTAAATCAAAAGTGTGTTCCACATCTAATGAAGTATCGGGGTCTTCTAATGATACGGTATAATCCTTACCATAACCCAACACTCTTGTACCTAACATAAGAGCATTTTTATCTCCAATCAACAAATCATCTAATTTAACTTTAGGATTTGCAATGACACTTTCAAGTAACTTATCAATTACTGTGCCTTTTTCGATTAAATTTGCTGAAGAAAGAATATCTTCTTCTCTTGCTGTCATGTATTTAACTTCTATTGTTCCACTACTTAATGGACTATCTTCTGAATATAATAAACCTTTTGAAGGTAAGGATAGTTCTTCGGTAGGAAACGCGTACTGATTTTCAGCCATTTTGTTTTCTCCTGTGAAATGTAATTAAAACCATATGTATATAACTATGTTATAACTTTAAAAAAATCTAATTTATTTTTTATTTCCTAATACTTTTTCTGCTCCTGCAATTCCAAAACTACCTAATGTAGTGAATAGGAATGAATTGTATACTACATCATTGATAACTAAATCTTTACCCATGATACCTGTTACAACATCTGCCATCGCAAACAAAACCATTACTGTAAACGCACCGAAACCAATTATTGATTTCTCGTTATAATCATTATTATCTTTGAATATTTCCCACATTTTCATATGCCCTCCGAATCGGTTCTACGAACCGGTTATTGTTAAACTCTTAGTAAGAAAGTATTGCGTAATCGTAACGAAGTGTTAGAGTAATATCTGCCACATCTGTACCATTAGCAAAATCTAAATCGTTGAAGTTAGCTGATTGAATGAAAGCACCTTTCAATATCCATTCCTCAACTTTATCACCAACTGGTCCTAACATATTGAAAGTAATATCTTTCTTATAAAAATCAGCATATCCATCACGACCTGTTACTGATTCATGGTGTAATCTTACCCACTCCATAACTGCTTGTGCTCCACTTGGAACGATTGGGTCGTATAATGTGATTTCTAATGTTTCCCAAACACCTTTACCTTTTAGGTATCTTTTAACATTGATGTGATTTAATTCTATTTCTTCAAATGTAATATTTGGTCTATTCGCGGTTTTAACGAAATATGATGGAATACCATCGATATACATAACGAAACGATTTTTCGTTTTTGGTTCAAACGGTGTAAAAAATATTTCGTCTGTTGATAATATGTCGGCCATTTTATTTCTCCTAAAGTTTTGTTTGCCGTTATTCTTTAATACATTAATAAATATCAAGTTTGTAAAAAAAATGATATTGATGCAATAAGTATTTTGATATAGTTCTTAGAAGTTTTTTAGAAGTTTTTTAAAAAAGACTTGACTTGTATGTATTTTTATCGTTATATTTAAGTATAAAGAAAGTGAAAGGAAGTGATGTAAATGTTTTAATTTCAGTCATAGTTAGGTGTTAATATCGTAATCCATTTGGAACCTAATTTAAATAAAAAAAGCCCCACTCGAAAGAATGGGGCTTTTCTTTTATAAGTTAATTTATAAATTAAACTTATTCAGGAAATGCTGCTCCTGTCGGTTGTATTACGAAGTCTAATACGATGAACTCAGCAGTTCTTGTAGGTTGGATAAATATCTGTCCTACTAACTGATTTCTATCAACAACATCTGGTGTGTTGTTTGAATCATCCATCACAACTTTAAACGCACTCAAACCACTATTAGCTTGAACTGATTCTAAGAATGGATTTACTATTCCTAAGAATCTGTTTCTTGTTGCTGATGTATTTTGTTCGAATACCAAGTATCTTGAAGAACTTGCAATGAATTTACGAAGTCTAATTAATAGTCTTCTTACATTGATTCTATCAAGAGCAGATGGTTTTCCTTGTAATGTTTTTTGTCCAAACACTACAACACCTTGACCTGGGAACGAAGCAATCGGATTAATTCTGTTTTCATACAAGTCATCTCTTTCTGTATGAGTTAATCTTGTTTTTGCTTCTAATACTGAGGATAAACCACCTCTGTTTAATCCAGCTGGTGCGAACCACTCATGAGCTACTTGGTCTGTGAAACTAATCACGCCAGGTAACACAACTGATGGTGGAACCCACATTGGTTTATTTTTAACAGTATCTAATATCTTAACCCAGGGATAGTAAACACCAGCGTAGTTGGTATCAAGTGTTTTAACATCTGCTATTGCATTTGTTACACTTCTACCCCATCTTGAACCATCCATTACATAGAATGCATCTGCACGAGATTCTACTTTACTAATTCCGTGTTGTGATACTGAACTATGATATTCATGGATAATACCAGGTGTTACTAATAGGTTAATATCAAACTCATCAGGATTTGAAACTGCATTAATTGCTCGTTTGTAAGCAATCGAACCACTTTTCAGTGCTCCACTACAATCAAAACCTTGTGTGTTTGTACCTGAAATACTATTACCAGTTGCTTTTAGTGTTGTTGGATTATCTCCATCAAAACCGCCTTGGAAAGGAACAACGAATTTTCTTTGTGCTTTTGCAGATAGTGCAAGAGTGATAGCTTCAGAATTATCTGAGAATGTATCAGCTCCTATTGTACTTGCATCTGCATGTCCACTCATATTCTCAAGTGAGAATGCTGCGTTGTTTCCACTTCCAGCACTTGCTGGTAATGGTGCTAAATACTGTTGGTTATCAGTATTTCCAAAATCCCAACCATAATATACATTTTGGTCAAAAGAACCATTTGTATTGGTTTGTGATGTTTTAAATGAACCACTTGGGATTGTTGTAGTACCAAGAACTGGATTACTTGCTGCTGCAAAACCATGTGGTACTAATGATTCATCAATACCCTCAAGTTGTGTTTCGTAATCACTTAGATAAACATGAACAGATTGATTTGGCCAATCACCATTGTAGGTTAATTTTCCATTTGAATCTATTGTTACATATCTATCACCGATTGCTCTTGGTGCAAAATTTATTGAATCTGGGTCAAAGTTCAGATTTGGAAATTCTTCAAGAACTTCACCATCGTTGTTTTCACCAGGATTATTATTCAACACTCTTAAAGTAAATGAACCATAATCACTACCTGGTACATCACCAGCTGCAGTTATATCTGCTATAGCAACTTTGAAATCATCGTTTACATTTGTACCATGTGAACGAGTATTTACTTTAAACAAATTCTTTCTACTTCCACCACTTAATTGTGATACGATGTAAGGTGTTGTTGCTACTGTATAATCATGTGTGAAATCTTCACCAGTTGATGTAGAAGCACTTACAACTCTTATATCGTTTGTAGATGTGTATCCAGAGTTTGATGTTGTATATTTAAATTGTTTATAAACATAAACATCGTGGTTTGTGGTTTGTGGGTCTGTACCATAGATTTTAGCAATATAGTTTGCAGAACCTGTATCAAAAGATACTGATACTGCACTATTTGCTCCTACAGTTAAAACTGTATTTGCCCAATCTGCACTTGCATCAACAGAAGCGGATGCTGGTCCGCCAATATCGAATGATGGTGCGTTTCTTGATGGTTTTAAAACTGCAACAGTTCTATAATCACCATTTGATTGTGAGACTTCAAATCTTAAAGTACTTGACTGATATCCACCTAAACCTAAAACACGAACTACGGTAACCGTAGGTGCGTTTTTAATATATTCTTGTACAGTGTAAGGTACATAGAAACGAGTATCAACACTACCAAAGACATTTTCAAATTGTGAAAAGCTTGTTATCTGAGTTGGAACAAAAGCTGGACCTTTTTCTGTTGGTCCAATAATAGCTGCTCCAATTTCAGCAATACCTTGTGGTAGAAATGATAAATCCTTTTCTCGTGTAAATACACCTGGACTTACTATTCTTTCAGCCATAGTTATTCTCCTATTGTGTAATTAAATTACATTCAATTATTATATATCGGAACGATATACTCGGTTAATAAGTATCATTTAAAAACCTCAAAATCAATTGAAGTGAGTAATTTTTTTACTTTTCTTCGTTTATTGGTGTAAAAACTCCTGTTTCGGCATCGAGATTACCTGAACCATATTTTTCATTTAAAGTTTTTACCAAATCTTGTTCAAATTTCTGAGTATCGATGTATTTCAATTCTACTTGAGATTCAGCTTCATCAAGTTGATTTAATTGTTGTTCTAAAGAAATTCTTCTTAACTTTAAAACTCCAAAATCATTTTGAACTGCCTGATATGTATTTCTTAAATCTGCAAGAGATGTTAATTCATCTTCTGTGAATTTGATTTTTTTATCTTTCGACATTATAACTCCTATAACTTGTTATTACTATATATAAATATAAAACTATTTGTTCAAACAATCACATTTTTGTTTGATATCATCAACTTCTTGTTTTAATTCTTTGATTGATTCGATTAATAATGGAACAATTTTTTCATACTTAACTGCTAAGTATCCATTATCTCTTTCGGTTACGAGTTCTGGTAGAACTTCTTGGATTTCTTGTGCAATAACCCCAAAGTCTTTACTTCCAACTTCATAAGTGTCTTGTTTATCATTCCAATCATATGTATAACCACCTATTTTACTAACTTTTTCTAATGGATTTTCTATACGAATAATGTTGTCTTTAAGTCTTTTGTCTGATGAATAGAAAGCAATAACATCACCGGTTGCTCTTACACCACCAGTTACATCTAAATTACTTCCGTCATAAGTTAAACCAGATTCTGCATTCATTGCATCTGTTCCGGTAGCGGTTAACACTCTATTGTTCACACCATTGGTCATAAAGTCTGATACATCAACTGAAATTGCATCAGCAGCTACATCAATACCTGTTCCTGCACCTATGTTGATTGTTCTTGATGCTGCTATCGTTCCACCACCTGTTAATCCACTACCTGCTGTAATCGATACTGATGAATGGTCAATGTGTTCATTTGCTACAAAACCACTTAAATTATCGTGAACAATTTGTCCATCATTTGTTGTTAATGTATCACCAGTTAAAGTAATACCAGTACTTGCGGTTAAATTTGTATCATCACCAATATCAATTGTGTTTCTTGTGATTGTTTGTCCAACAATTGTAATATAATTTGGTGTTCCTGATAATGTTACATTAGTAGAGTTATCTGTTCCAGCTGCATCTACACCTAAATTACTTCTTGCACCTGCTGCATCACTTGCTCCAGTACCACCATGTGCCACTGCGATATCCGTTGCTCCCCAAGTACCAGTTCCGATTGTTCCAAGAGTAGTAACATTTGTACTACCTTGATAACCATCTTTCAATCCATCTGGTGTAACTGCTCT